ACGCGACGGAGCCAGCCGGGGGAACGGTCGGAGCCCGGGACCCGATCCCCATAAGGGGAGGGCTCCGGAGCCCCGCCCGGCCCACTCTTAGCGGAGCCTCTCGGCTCCAACTCGGTGGTGGTCGGGTCACGTGGAAGGACCAGAGACATACTGTACAACGGCCCTATACGGGCCTCGACAGTATGATCTGGGTCGACCGCGTAGACCCGAGGAGGCTCCACTTCTCTCTCACGAGAGAAGTACTCTACTAGGAACTGATCCACCGATTCCCTCGGTAGGCCTCCAGGATTACTCCCGGGGTAGCCATCCCTTGGGATCAGGGCGATCACGTCCCTTAGTAGAGATTGCTCCCAGACGCGCAGCGCCCGTGTCCCGATAAGGGACAGGTACGCTGCAAGGGTTCTTGCGTCAAGCCCAGGTGGGGCTTTCAGCTTGAACCCAATACCATCGGGAGCAATGAGCCTCCCCACAAACTCACCCAGCCCCCCCGCGAGGGACTTCGGCTCCGAGATCTCCAGCCCTAGAAGGGCGGAGCACTCTCGGTAGGCCTCCGCCAACCTCGGGTCAGCGATCACCAGATCGTCCCCTACAATGCAGTAGGGAGCCGATTGAGGATCGCCTCCTAGCCGAGCCCAGAGTGCCCTCACCACCGCGTGGTGACTGAGGGCGAAAGCGGCGAAAGACGGGACAGTCCCAAGGGGCTGCCCGCATCGCCACTTTACCACCTCTGAGCGGGCCCCGGGGTAGGCCGTCCGAGCTGGGAGCCTCGAGATCCAACAGAAGAGATCCACCCACGGTCTGTTCCTGTCAGACGACAGGGACCACAGGACCGTTCGGGTAACCGGAAGAGGAAAGAGGTCAGTCGCCGAGCTGAGGTCGAAAGACCAAACGGTCTTCCCCGACCTCAACCACTCGGCAACACGCTCCGCCCCCTCCGCCTGGTTGTAAGTAAAATCCTGAGGGATCCGCCTGAGCTGGGAGTACAACTCCCTTGCCCAAGGATCCAGCAGGAACTGCAACCAGCGCGGCGGGGCGAAGTAGAACCTCGCCTTCCCATCCGGCTGAACCCGACAACGTACCGCTCCGTGCGCCCTGACCTGCCCCGGCTCTGGCCGGAAGTCCGGCAAGACCGGGAGCATAGGCCAGTAGGTCGGCACGGTCCCCGGTGGGTGCAGGACGTGATCCTGCATGATCCACCAGGCGTCTCTTAATAGCTCCTCACCAGTGGGGGTGTAATACCCCTTCCCGGTGGTGAGCTTAAGAGACAGCGGGTTGTTGGGGAGGACCTCTCTGTGGATCCGAACCTCTGGGAGCACTTGCCGAGGTGAAACACCGAAGTGGGCCCGGAAAGGAAACCGGGATCTCCAATCTTCGGTGTCCACCTCAGCTACTCTCCCAGAGGCGAGAGGAACCCTAAGGACGCGAGCCGACCCCACAGCCTTCTCGAATTTCTCCACGTCCTTTCTGGAAGGCACGGACTTCAAACGGCCATAAGCCGTAAGAGCCGTCCTCCAGGCTTGGACTAACTGGAGAAACTTTTCGAAGGGCGCCGTGGTGGCTACCCTCTCGGCGTACTGCAAGTACCGAGGGGACCACCACGGGGGTCTGCAGGGG